GACCGCATCAAAGAACTCGAAACCAAGATCGCTGAACTCCATGACCTCGAAAAATGGTTGGAGGGAAGATGATTGTACCCATCGGCCCTGCCGCATTCGTGTTCCGCCACAATCGAACCGGCCAGATTGTCGTCGCACCCAGCGAGCGGTGGCATGAGTACTACGACAACAAAGAGGACTGGGAACATACCGCGAGCGTGAATGCTTGCGGAGCTTTGCAGTACATCATCGACGCCAAACCGGCTGAGAGGAACAGGTACATCAAGTCACTTGCGGAGAAACCATGACCTACTCACAAGCAGGCCAATTGCCTCACCATCAGTACTGCTTCGTCGAATCATCCTTCCTCGGATTATCCGGGGCAGCATTCATCCCCTGCGTCTGGTTCGGCCTAGTATCCATCCCAGGTCGGATGTGGGGCTGCACCATCATGCTCGAATGCGGAGCGGTCTATCGAGCAGTGCCACCGCACGCCATAACATTCAGCTCCGATCCAGAGCTTGAATGGACACCGCAGCAAGCCCAGCGATGGGACTGCTACGGCACCGACTTCACCACCATCGAGTACACCTTCCTCCGAGGACTCGAATGCCAGGTCAAATGCGCCGATCAAATCATCACCGGCGACTACCTCTTCACCGCCGCTCCCATCGGCGATAGCTGGAGCCGACAACCCAACCAAGCCAAGGAGTTCATGTTCATCCGAACCGATGGCGAACGACTCACCATCCAACCCACCGACAAGGTCATCTTCATCGAGAAGTCATTCACCGAACCTCAATGGCCCACCGGCCTGCGAACCACCGACAAAATCTACACCTGCGAATGAAAACCAAAAAGAAAAGCACAGTCATCACAATCGACTCAGAACTTCATTCCGAGCTGCGCGCTGTTAGCGAAAAGCATGGAATCAAGATCGGATTTCTCGCTGAAAAAGCGGTGAGAGAACTGCTGGCAAAGATGAGCAATACGACGCAAGTAAGCGCATCATTGACAGCAGTCGCCCATTAGTAAGCGATTCGTACCGTGTGGTACGGACAACACCCTTCGGCCACCATGAAGCGGCGGTCGGAGGGACAAATTTCCTAAAACTATGAATCTAAGAGAATACCAACAGAAAGCAGTCGAGTGGGCCAAAACCAGCGATGGTCTGATCATCGCTCCGGCTGGCAGCGGTAAGACCTGGATTGCCGCGAGCATCATCAAGCACTTTGAGAAAGGACGACCGGTATGGAGGTTTGGATGGCTTGCCCCAACACGCGAGACATGTCAGCAAGCGCGCACCTCGCTCCGTGTTGCCGGTGTGCCTGACGAGATTGTGGATGTCCGCTGTCCGTATGAATCAGTGGACTTCAGTAACAAGAACCTTCTCATCGTTGACGAAGCGAAGCACAGCCCTGCTGCCGGATGGCGTCGCATCATCGAGTCCTGTAACGGGCTGCGTTATGGCTTCGATGCGACTCCCTGGTGCGACGACCCAGAACGGAACACGGTGACTCGAACGCTCTTCCACAACCGCACCTACGAAATCAAGCGAAGCGACATCGGCGATTCATTGGCCGACGCTTATCTCGAAATCAGCGATGCTACCGACCTCAACATCCATCGGAAGATCGACGACAACATCGAGCGGCTGTTCACCACACGCCGTCGGTACATGCGGATAAGTGACGACGAATTGAAGCGCATGTGTGCCTGGGAATCGCTGGTCGAAATCGGCATCTGCGAGAACCGTGAGCGCAACGATTACGCCATCAACTACGCGCTGGGCCACCTCGACATGCAGACGCTCATCCTTATCCCTCGCATCACGCTTGGCGAGGACTACGAAAAGCGCATTCCGAATTCTCTGCTCGTCCATTCCAAGATTGCGAAGAAGCAGCGCAAGGCCGCGATGGAAGAATTTAAGGCCGGTAAGCTGCGGACCATGATTGCCACATCACTGGCCGACGAAGGACTCGATCTTCCAAATGTCGAACTGCTCATCATGGTGAGTGGCGGTCGTTCATCACAGAAGACGATCCAGCGAGCAAGTCGCGCACTGCGGAAAACAGATTCCAAAAACTGTGCGACAATCGTGGACTTTTCTGACAAGTTCCACCCCATCGGAGCGTATCACGCGAAAAAGCGCATGGCATGCTACCGGGAGCTAGGTTGTGTCTTCATCCAATGAGTGCATCAATTACAACGACAACAAACGAAACAGCCACGCCCACAGAGAACGTGGTTTATCTGATCGGCGAACTTCGAGGTATCAGCCGTCAAACAGAAACCAAAACGGGTGCGCTTATGGTGCGCCGCGTTATATCCGTCGCTCGCCATTGGACGGATGCGGATGGCCGATTCCACGAAGATTACGACGAATTCGAGCTGTCCTCATGGGGCCAAGTTGCGGAGAAGATCATGGAAGTCGGCAATGGCGCGCTGGTGCGTGTCAAAGGCCGTGTGAAGGTTGAGAAGTGGTCGGACGGTGGTGACACGAAATCAGCCGTTCGAATCGCTGCCGAACAAATAACGGTTCTGTGCTACTAAAATGAGTAAATCAAACAAACCCATCGTTGCCGTTGACCCTGGTGTCGGCGGCGGATTCGCAGTCAACACACCGGACGGAATCGTCCTGTTAAAGATGCCGGAATCACTGCCGGACATCTGCGCGCTGATCAATCAGCTAAAGGTGGCCAACTCAGAGTTATGGATCGAGGAGCTTCCGAACTTTGTGTCCCCCATGACGAAAAGCTCGTCGATGGCCGTGCTTCACAGAAACCTTGGTCGGGTTGAAGCTGCTGCATACGCATACGGATACGCTCTTCACAGAGCAGCTCCAAAAGCGTGGCAGGCTCCGTTAGGACTCGGCGGGAAAGCATCGTGCAAGGATTATTCCGATTGGAAGCGCAAGCTCAAGGCGAAGGCCCAGGAATTGTATCCGCACCTAGATGTCACGCTTAAGAACTGCGACGCTTTGCTGATCCTGCACTATGCAATGGGAGGCGGCAGATGATCCGCAGATCCAATCGCCCTCCAACGGAGAGCGAGATAAAGCAAATGCTCATCGCCGCTTTCTGCATGGGCATGATCATCACGTCCGCGTACTTCATCCTATTTATCCTCAAATGAGCGAGAATGACCTGAAACCTCTCGCAGAGGAGACGGACGTTGAGACGCTTCGAGCAGCCATCGCAGAGTACCAATGGTTGGCCAAGACCTTATTCAAATCTTTAGGGTGCGGATGCTACGGAGGACATGACCTCTGCTACAACTGCACCCAAGCTGAGAGACACTACAAACACACAACCGAGACATACAAATAATGAGCGCAATTAAACAACAGACAATCCGAGTGGCAGACGCAGATGAATCCACGCCAAGAATAGACTTCGCCTACATCGACAAGAAGTACAAGGAATGGCTGGTTCGCCGTGGATTTTCCAATGAACTTGGAAACGAACTTGGAATGCGACGGCCAAACGGACGACGTGGCAAACGAATTGACCCTGATGAAATCTGAAATTACGCGAGAACAACTATTGAAGGAAGCGCCTCGGCTGATCGAGTATGCCATTCTTCGCGGCTGGATGACTAAGCCCAAACCAAAATCTGATGACGCTTGGCATTGCAGCGGATCAGGACATCTCGACGACGCTTCAGACGATGAAATACAGGAACTCCGCAAAAAGCTCGGTGGAGGTTGAACTCCTCTCCGACGACGTAGAAATACGGATCGGAGAAACCAAGTGGGCAGGCGTGGCCTACATGCGAGAAGGCAAGAGCAAGGTCTACGTTCGAACCAAAGCCGAATTCAAGGCCAAGTTCGTTCCGGTCGATGCGAAGCCCTAACCTATACATCGCCGCACAAGAGCAGCTCTTTGCGAAGTTTCAGTCACGCTCCATCGCCATCCAGCATTGGAGCAAGTACCTGATGACTCCCAAAGAGCTTGCTCTCCTTTTTCAGAAATTAGAGAAATCAAATTCTGTTCTTCGTGAGATAGCCAAGACTGATCTTGGCCAAAGCGGAGAGTTAGCGAGAAAACAACTTGGAATCGAATGAATCAATCAAAGATCGACCGTGCGCGTGCGTGGCTTAGAAACACCCCAGGAGCCGTCGCTGGTCAAGGCGGTCATAACGCGACCTTCGCAGTAGCAACCGCGCTCATACACGGTTTTGAGCTGAATGCGGGGGATGCTGAGACACTCCTGCACGAGTACAACTCGAAATGCCTCCCACCATGGAAGCCGAACGAGTTGGCGCACAAGCTCGATCAGGCATCCAAGGTTCCGCACGACAAGCCGCGTGGCTGGCTTCTCGAATCGAATTCCGGCATGGGGCAGGGCGGAACTCCAGTATCACCCACCGGCAAGTTCGTGGTGCGAAAGATCCAAGCAATTCCGCAATCGGACTTTCGATTTTCAACCATAGATTTCTTAAAAGCCTGCTTCGAGTCGGATGAAGTTGTCTGCATCTGCAATGACATCGTAAGCGACGAGGAAGGTCGGACTCGACCAAACTCCAAGGGTACATTCCTCAAGCGCGACGAATGGATTAAGAACCATTTCACGCCGCCCATCAGCGCCATGTGGAACGGTCCTGACAGCCGTGGCGCATACGTCCGCGTCAACCCATGCTTCGATGAGAGCGGCTCTGATTCCGGCGTGGCAGCGTTCCGCCATGTGCTGGTCGAGATGGACGAGAAGACCAAGGACGAGCAATGGACGATCCTCAAGGAATCGAAGCTGCCGATGTCCGTCGTCATCGATTCCGGTGGCAAGAGCTTGCACGGCTGGGTACGAGTCGATGCGGCGAACAAGGAGGAATGGAACGAGCGTCGTGATGTCGTCTATCGCCAGTTAGAAGCTCTTGGCATCGATCCGAAGAACAAGAACGCGAGTAGATTCAGCCGGTTGGCCGGTGTGATGCGCGATGGCAATGAGCAGAAGCTGTTGGCCATCAATGTGGGTGTCGTGAACTGGGATGCGTTCACGGACTATCTGGAGTCGCAGGACATGCCTCAGGAGTTCTCGCTCGATAGCATCATCGAGTACGACCCGAAGAATGATCCTGACAATCTGATCGGCGACAGGTGGCTACGTCGCGGTTCATCGCTTCTATTCGTCGGCCAAAGTGGTTGCGGCAAAAGCTCGATGGCCGCGTATCAGGGGATGAAGTGGGCGTCCGGCGAAGCATGGTTTGGCGTAAAGCCCGTCCGGGCGTTAAAAGTGGCTTACATCCAGGCGGAAAACGACATCGCCGATCAGCATGACGCACTCAAGGGTGCAGCTCAGATGACGTTTGGAAAGGAGAACTGGGAGCGAGGATTGCGGAGCGTTGACATGCTCTTCTTCCGCGAAACGGTTCGCACCGGAACAGACTTCGCCACAATGCTCCGCCGTCTCGTTCGCAAGACCAAGGCTGACGTGGTTTACATCGATCCGCTGCTCTCCTACATGGGTGGCAATCCTGCGGACATCGAGGTCTGCGCGAACTTCACCCGACACCTTCTCCAGCCGATTATGATGGAGACAGGTGTTGTCCTGGTACTCGTCCATCACTTCCCAAAGCCAAAAGGTAAGGACGACAAACCGGAGAGCGTGGCAGATTTGGCCTACTCAGGATTCGGATCGTCGGATCTGACGAACTGGGCGAGAGAGGTGATTGTGATGAAAGAGGTTGGATTCAACAACCCGCGCAAGTTCATGCTCGGCATGGCAAAACGGGCCGACCGTTCCGGCATGACTGACAAGGAAGGAAAAGTCACCGGATCGATTATGATCCAGCGTGGTACGGGAGGCGACATCTCATGGAACTACGCAGAACCTGAGAAGTTCGTCGTGGATAAGGAGTCGGTTAAGAAACCGTACTCCAAAGGACGCTATCCTAAGCGTTAGCCTTCTCACGCTCGGCGCGGCGACGACCTTTCGCGGCTAGAGACTGGAACCGCTCACGCCCCAGCTTTTTACGCCCGATTGCGGCGGCCAAAGCCTTCGGCTCTCTCACACCCTTCTTCTCAAGACTGCTGATCAGCTTCTCGTAACGACCGCCACCGCCAAGTTTCATCTTGTCCATAAATTCAAATAGGGTTTGAGGTTAAAACCGACAGAACAATCACCAAAATCCATGCAGCGCAGCTCCAATACTTGGGCGTCGTCTTGTCCTTCGCCTCCGCGCAGTTATGCCGCGCGCGGAAGTTCTTACGACGCTCAGGATTGTCGCGTTTGATTTCCATGTTCGGATCGCCGAAGCGGACGATGACAACCTTGCCAGCCGGATTCTTAACGTACACCGCGCTCTTCTTACGCTCGCCAGGAGTGTAGAACGGCTTGTTGAGCGTCACCTTACGTCCCTTGTAGGTGTTACCTTTTTTGGAGAGGGAGGTTTTCATGGCAGTTCGTTTTCAACCTCAAGCGCCTGCCTGTACTCTTCAGAGTTTTTCCCAAACTCTTGCCTGATGGATTTAACAGTTTGAGAGGTGACATCTCGAAACAGATCGAGTGTCTGAGGGTTTGAAAAGGTAACAAACCTTCCAGCGTCGATGTCTTTGATCGGAGTCATCGCAATTTTTCGAAGCTCTGGGTTGGTCAAAAATTTTGACGCAAACTTGTACCTTACGGCTGGCGCACTGGTAACCACACGGGACAAAAATGAAAGCGCAGCCGGAAGAGTTCCTTGAGCAATGTTTCCACCTTGATATCCGACAAAAATATAATTGATCAGCCCACGATTCACATCGGACGCAGTTTTAGCTGGAACAGGAGTTTCAGCTATTGCCCGAGCAACTTTTTCAAGCTCCTGCCGTCCGCTGGTTCCAAGCAGCGTGTTGGCAGTTTCAAAGAATGGGCTAGCCACTCTTCCTGCGGTTCCAGGGCCAGCAGGTACACCAGCAGAAACCAAATTCAATAGCTTTTGGCCATCAATGATATCTCCCGTTTTCGACTGATTCAACAGATCGTCAATGAAGAGCGATTGAACATCGCGCAGCACATCAGGCTTTCTGGAGGAAAGTCGTGAAACAAGATTTGCGATTTTTGGTTGATTATTTGGATCTGAAACAAACTTTGAAATATCGAACGAATTCCTCTCTACAAGTTTGTCCAAACCGAGTTTTGAAAGCTCCGCCTTTACCGACGCATCTTCCTGAACAGCCCGTTTAGCAAGTTGCTGAAGAGCGTTTTTATCGGTCGTACCGAGCATCTGTTCAACAAATCTAGGATCAGCATTAACAGAAGAAAGATACGCTTCTGGAGATTTAACTGCATTTCTGATATCACCCAAACGCGATTCAGAAATGAACGCGCTTCTCAGGTTTGCATAGTTTGGAAACAGTTTGTTTCGAACCGGCTCCGGCAACCCGTTAATCTTGCTGAACATTTCTCCAACATTGATTCCAGCGCCTTTTCTTCCAGCTTGAGACGCAGTGCTTACAATCGCCTCTTTAACAAGGTCCATCCCTTTCTGCGCGTTTGATGAACCAAGAAGATCCGTCAACATACCAAGATTAGTCTCGGCGTTTGATCCGGTTAGACGCGAGATAATCGCCTCTCCAGATAGTCCTCCGCCTTCTCCAATCTCCTTTAGAATACCCTCGCTAAGGTTTCCCCTGAAACGTGTGATATTTTGGGCGTAGTTTTGGTTTGCAGCACCAAGCGCTTGCTGGAGAGCTGGCGTTTGCGAGACAGCCTGATTGATCTGATTGGCAGCAATCTCAGCAAGCTGAGCTTTTGTCCTGACATCAACCCCCGGCAAAACGCCGGATTGCCGAATCTGTCGAGAAAGGTTGGAAGCAAGATTTCTAGCTTCTTCAAGCGTTGCGGTGCTAACAAGATCCTCAGCCGCTGCAAGTGCCGCACGTTGGCCAGCAGGAGCGGCAATTACCGAAATGTTTCCTCCGGTGGCTTTTGCGAGATTTAATCCTGCCGAGTTGGCGTAATCAATCAGTGGTTGGAGATCAACGGCAGTTTGAGAGTATTCTGGAAGCGATTTTGCCTTGGTGTATGCCGCATTCCAAGATGTCCTAGCCGACTCAAGGGAGTTTTCAGCGAGGTCTTTAAGATCGTTTCCAATTGAAGCAACGCTTCTTCCTGGCGCAAAAAATGACTTTCCAACCTGAAGCACACGTTGTTCAGCGTTGTTCACGGAGTTTGCGGCTCTTGAGGCAAAGTCGTTCACAGCCATTTCCGCTTGCTTACCAAGCCCCTGACGCTGCGGATCAAGAATATCAAAAACCTGCCTGCTGATTTCTTGGGGGGTACGGTTTCCTCTCGGCGTGTTAGCGGCTCGATGCAACGCAAGTTCGTAAATCTGCGTCATCGCTTCAGGATCAGGTTCTGCTCCTTCTAAAGCCATTCTTTTTGAGATAGCCTGAGAATCTATCGCTCCTGCCAAAGAAATTGGAACCTGCTGCCCAGTTGCAGTTTCAATAGTCTGAACTGACCTGAGCATTTTAAGTTGGTCAGAGGTTAGATCAACCGGCCTGAACAAGTTGGCCACAGTCTCCTTGATGAGTGGCAACTTTCCGCCTAATGCTTTTAGCCCAGCCATTCCGACTCGCATTGGCTCTCCAATGACAGGGCCAAGTGCTGTTCCTATTGCGGTTTCTTTGAAAACCTCACCAGCCGCTTGAGCTGGTTTTCCTTCGGAAACAAGTTCAGCAGCTTTTGGAATAGCTGATGCTGCGCCTCCAGCGGCTCCGAGAGTGGCTTGTGCGCCGGTTCTTGGCAGGAATTTCCCGGCCATTGCTGCGCGAGCAAGAGCTGGGAATCGGGCAGCAGCCATTTCTGGAGCGGCAAAACCAAGGGCTATTGATGCAGCACCTTCTGGAACCGTTTCGTCAAACATCGACGGCGCACCCGCCGCAGCAAGGCGAGCTTCCTCTTGCTGCATCGCCTCGCCCATCCGAGCAGCGTCACTCATCGTCGCTTGCCTGATTTGCTCTGGATTAAGCGCGGAAACAAGACCTTGTTCTTCGCGCCGACGCATCTCTCCAACAGTGGCCGACTGTTTTACAGCCTGATTCAACTGAGCCGTCGATCCTACAGCGGCTTGAACCTGCTCAGGAGGAAGCGCAGAAACCATCCCCTGCTCTTCTCGACGACGCATCTCGGCGATGGTAGCTGGGCCTTGAGATGGCTTAGGTTGGGCGGAGATTCCTTGTGCCACCTCGTAATCAGAAATGGCCTTGAAATCCGCTTCTGTGGGCGGATTCGGATTCGACCAGTTGTATTCCCTGCCAGACGGAGATGTGATTTTTCCCATAATTACGGGGTGTAAATGAATCCAGAAGAAACGTTAGTCGAACCTGTAAACGGAGTTACACCAGCAGGAAGTGACGGAGCGGTTCCGGTCGATCCAGCGGGAGTCGATTGACGCTGCTGACCAAACGGCGTCAGTGGCAGCTTGTAACGGGTGACAAGTTCGTTGGCCAACTTTACCTGCTCTGGAGAGATTTTGCGCTTCGTCTTAAAGTCATCAATCGTACTCCACAGGTTTTCAGCGGCAAATTTAGCAAAGTTGTTGATATCGTTGACAAAGTTTTTACTTCTGATGTCACCGATTGCTGCTTTCAACCGAATCGTTTCAGGCTGTGTTACAGCCTTACCGGAAGTGGCAAACGCCTCTTCATTAAAAACTTTCTGAAATCTTTGAAGAAGCTCGTACGCGTCTTTCTCTTCGTCAGTTTTTGATTCTTTTAATCTACGAGAAAGCTCACCAATTTTACCGTCAATAAGGCCAACGTAATTCTGAATTTTCCCTTTTCCGTAAGTTTGTTCAAACTTGTTCAATTCATCAACAAGTCTGGCCGAACCTCTTGCCGTATTCTGATCGCCACGAATTTGACGAGCATCTTCTCCTTCGGGCCATTTCCAATCACTCTGCATCACGGAACCCTTGATTCTCGAAGCGGTACGAGCGTCAGCAAGTCCAAACAGCTCTTGCCAATCGTCAACAGCATCATTTGCAATGGTCATTTTCATGCTGTCAGAAGGATTGATGCGCCCTGCTCGACGAGCCTCAACATTGGCGCGAGCAGTTTTAATCCGTTCAGGAAGAGGAATGGTTTTATCTAACTGATAAACCTCTTCTGACATTTCTGTGCCGAGTTCTTTGATGGTCTGTTTTTCTTTCAACTGCTCTCTGATAAGAGGCAGATTTTTCTGATAAACTTCCTCATTAACCTGACCTGTCTGAGGGTCGAAAA